TACTTTATTCATACTCGGCATCAATACTAAATTTTTGAAGGTTATAGAAATCCAGATGTTTTACCACCAGAGAATCTTTTGCAAAATTTTCTTTAATCAAGTGTCTGTACTCTAAAAGATCTTCACCTAATAATATCGACCGAAGACCAACACCCAAATCCAGATTTGTTTTGAAATCACCCTGCTCAGCAATGAGAATAGAAGCCATATTTTGCTCCAGAATAGGACCTAAAACCAGCCCGGTTATAATCTTTCCGGAACTGTCTTTTTTCACGTCAATATTCAGATCATAATTCCCGTTATCTGCTACCCGGTATTGTATGCCAAAGTCTTTAGTTTTCATTCGATATTACCGTTAAATATTCCGGTTACAGGATTAGCCCCAGCAACCAGTCCAGTTGTATATTTTATTTGAGCTTTTGAAATCCAAGTAAAAAGAAGCTCTATAAATCGCTGAGAAAACTCCTGATCTGATAACTCCGTTTTGGATCTCATTTCTGTTAACAGGCTTTCGAGATCTGAAATAGCCTTTTGTTTTTCGCTGCTTAAACTCATTTTAAAAGCTTTTTAAAATTGGTTTCAAACTCATTTAATTTTGCAATGGTGTCCGGCAATGGAACACCCGACGGACCTACAGGCGTTGAAACTTTTAATGTTTTCAATAGCCCCGTCAGATCCTCGAATAATTGATAAAGGTTTATCTCATCATTTTTTACACTTATTTTTTTGGATTCACTGTCTATTTCGACCGCAACACCGTTTTGGTTATATAAAAATTTCGTTACCTGGTCACACTTGATAACAGTTAAATTATCAATGCTTCCGTCTGTAGAGATCATCAGTACATGAGAACCAACAACCGGAACCATTAAAACAGAATCCTTTCCGTTTGCTGTAGCTTTCAGCCTTACATCTTCCAGCTCGATATCATCTACCATAACAGAACAGGTATCGCCTGTTATTGCTGTGACAACACCGTCAATGGTTATCATGCCTTGTTTTGGCATCATATCCCGGAAACGGCGTTTTAATTCTGCAATTTTGTCCATTAGCTGCTTAACTTTATTCCTGGTGTTATGGTTCTTTTTCCTCCGGATTCGCTAAAGGAGATTGTAACACTCTCAGCATAATAGCGTCCGTCTTTATAAGGATAATCTTTGTCGTATATCCCAATTGTATAGGTTGGTTCTACGTAGGGGATTAGCCAGCTATCAAATGTTCCTTCATAACCAGGAGCCATTTTATTTTTGTATTCAACATCAGCAATAAGCTTTATCGCCTCTTTGCTCATTCTGCCTACTTTACGGGTAATCTTTTCACCTCCGGCATTTCCAACCGTGGTTTTAATGGTTTTACCGTCTAATCCAACACTTTCGATAGTAATTTCAACTTTTCTATCCTCAGCCGATTTATATTCTAAAGAAGCGCCTTCCTCGATATTATGTTGAAAGCTGTAATCAGTTTCACCACCTTTTCGGGTATATGCCGGATGTATATGCAGCTCTTTCGTTTTCATATCGAAAAAAATATCCGCTCCGGTTTCTTCCTGGATCTTTGCCAAAACATCCATTCCTGTAGCTTGATAGATGGTATACTTATCATATCCTATATTATAATCACAGACAACCTTATAAGAAGGATCTATCTGGCTGCATACATATTGGGCTAATTCTTTAACAGTGGTCTTTTTATACTGCTTATTTTTAACTCCTTTCCTGAAAAGAAATAAAGCATCTTCACAAAGAATTTTCAAAGCTCCGTCAACAGTAATAATTTCCCGGATAAAGCCCTCAAACTCCGTTCTTAAGTCAGAATCATAGCCTAATTTTATCCTGATTTCATCACCCCGGCCGATTGAATCCTGAACGCGCAAAACCGTATTTTGGTCAGCTTCCGGAAGAATGACAGTTGCAATATCTGCAAGGTTTTTAACTGATTTCTCAATGGTACATTCTGCCAATATTCCCAGTTGCCATTCACCTTCTTTATTTTTTATATAACAATCCCAATTCAATTGATACATTAGTCCTTAATTTTTTCCTGTGACCAATCTCCCATACTAACTGTACTTTTCTTACTTGCTTTTCTTTTGTAAATAAGCTGATAAGGAAAATCACTTAAAGCCCGTATTTCGTAGGCTTGTACATTCTCACCCTTAGTAAATGGAAAAGTGACCGATTCAATTACTATCCTATTAATATCTAGGATCTGTAAAGCTTCAGATCTAACTTCTATTGCATTTGCAGATAAAAGATAATGCCGGAGTTTTTCCATGTCCTTTCTGGGGTAAGTTTGTGCCGGTTTACCCAGCATTTTATCCCCATAAAAAGCTCCTGTTATGGTTAATCTGTAGTCACCAGTTGTCCAGCGTTCTTTTATTGATCCAATTAAGTTTTGACCGGCCTTTGCAACATTTCTTTTGGCAATAATATTCTCAGATTCAATACTTATAATAGGTTCCCATGGGAATAGATAAAAATCTTTTTCATCTACAGCTCTGAATGACAATGGAAAAAATTGATTGTCAGATGCTGTTGGCAATGTTCCTTTCCATAGCTCGTATTGATCATCATATTCAGGCTCATTAATGCCCAGATCCTGAACATT